CCACGGATGTCGATGCCTTGGCCGAGTTTGCCTGATGCTTCGTTGCGGATCGGTGCGTCTGTCAGGAAGTAGATGTGTCTTCCGCCGGAGCCTGTGATGACTTCGAGTGTGTCGGGTAGTTTGCCGTGTAGTTGTTCTAGGTCGGCGAGTGTGTCTGAGCCACGGTATTGTTCACGGTCATCGATATCTACGACTATGAGGTAGCGGTTGCGACATTCACCTGTTGCGATGCCAAGTCCGCAGTCTTTGAATTGTCCTTCGAACCATTGTCGGATTGTGGTTGGGTCAGTTGTGGCTGCGTTCTGCCAACCTGACATTGGTGGTCGTTTCTCGCCTTGTTTGATTGGTATGACGCGCACACCTTTGTTGGCGTACGCGAGTGCAGTGGTTAACACGGACATGGTTCTCCTTAGGTGCAAATCAGTCTAGTGAGACTGTCTGCGGTCACTTGGTTTGTTTGCGAATGTTGCCGATTATGTCGGCAGGTACTTCTCGACCACGCAGGTCATAGAGGAAGGTGACGAATCCGATCTCGTCTACTTTCTCAACTTTGTTCTCCATGAACGATGTGGCGAGTGCGTTGATTGGCCAGATGACGAACCATGGTTCGCTGTCTTCGGCGACTTCACCCCACCAGCCGTCTTGTTTCGAGTGACCGTATTGGACGATGAATGCTGGGATTTTTGCCATGTTGCCGAGTTGCGCGAGTGTTCGTGCGCCGACGTTGATTAGGTCTAGGACGGCGTGTTCGTGTTTGTAGTCGATGATTGCTTTCGGTACACACTTGTCGTATTCGACCATGAGGAAGTCGATGTCCATCGCTGGTGTGTTGTAACCCCAGGTGCGATGTCGGCCTGATAGCCAGGCGTCTCGTTTGAAGTGTTGTTCATTGGATGTCATTGTTGCTCCTCTAGTTTTAGTAAATGTTTCCCGATCCATTGCGCCACGGGTGAGGCGACGCCGTTGCCGCATTGTTTGTAGCGGTGTGTGTCGGCTTGTTCGGTGCCGTCTGCTTTGTATCGGGTGTGGTCATCAGGCCATCCCATTAGCCGTTCACATTCCAAAGGTGTGAGTCGTCTGACTGCCATTGCTGGTTCAAGTACACCTGTGGATTGTTTTGTGCCTGCTCGTAGAGCGTGGTGGGTTGCACCGATTGTGTCGTTGTATTCGTCATAGGCAACTGCATGGATATCGGTGCCGGTGAGTGTGAACATCGGGTCGTCTTCTTCGGTGTGTCCTTTGCCTGCTGGACCGTTGTGATCTTGTCTGCCGATCATGTTGCCTTGAATACCGTAGGCAACTGATGGTGGTGCTTGAGATGATTTGAGTGTTGGTGCAATGTTTTCGGTGACGTTCGCGTTGCTACCGAACTGTGTGTCAAAGGCAAGCATCGGCACATTGTTGCCACCTGTTCCCATGCGTTCTTTCAATGTTTGTACCGGTTCTTCATATATGCGTACATCGTTGACTCTGGTGCCGTCAATCAGCATCAATTCTTCAACGATGGCTGTCGTCGCTCGAACATCGCCCTGGTCAAACGAGTTGAGTGTAGGGTTGACTGCGCCTTCTACCCATGTTTCGGAATCGTCTGATGTTTGTGCGCGACTAGATTTCACGAACGGTTCAACAACTTGAAGTAAGTTTTTTGACACGATCTCATTCGTAACTTGTTTTGTTAAGTCTGAGACAGTCAATGCTCCGACAATGAGTGTTTCACTTCCACCACCGAGAACCCCACCAGATGCTTTTAATGCAGCAACATCGCCTTCTTTGAATTGTGCAAACGAAGACTCTGCATAACTTTGTTCATCTGTTAGTTGATTGTCTGAACTACTTGTTCTAATGCTTTTTGCAGTCTTGCTGGTAGTACTTTGCCTCTTCGGTTTGCTCTTCGCAAGATGCCTTGGCAGGCTTTCGGCGACAGGTAGTAACGTTTCTGGACATCGTTTGGCGAGGACAGGATCAAAGATAGCGATGACGAACACGCGCCTTCGTCGTTGGGGTACTCCGAAGTATTGTGCATCCAGCACTGCCCATTCGATGACCATCGCGCCTGCTTCAGCCATTTCGTTGATGATGATCCCGAAGTCAGCGCCTCGGTTGGAGTTGAGTGCGCCGACGACGTTTTCCCAAATAGAGATTCTTGGATATTGTCCATTAGTTTCCTTTCGTAATTCTTTGATGATGCGTATGCCTTCGTGGAATAGTCCTGATCGTTCGCCTTCTAGTCCGCTCCGTTTACCTGCCACCGATAGGTCTTGGCATGGTGAACCCCACGCAACAACATCAATGACAGGTGCGTGGGCGAGGATGTGTTTGCCTGTGAGTGTTGATACATTTTTCCATTTCGGTACTTGTGGCCAATGCTTGTTGAGGATTGTGTTGGCGTGTTTATCCCATTCGCATTGGAACACGGTTTGCATTCCTGCATTTTCTAAACCCATGTCAAATCCGCCGACACCGCTGAACAGTGACAGCACTTTCATTGTTGCTCCTTATCTTGGTCAAATGGCGTGTCGTGGCTGTAGCCGATGGTGGGATGGTTGAGTGAGCGTCGTGGTCGGCTAGGTGTCGCACCTGGGTATCTGACACCGTTGCGCAATGTTTCATGGAATCGCAACGCATCAAATACACGATCCATTCCGCCGTGGATTAGTGCGTCTGCGAGCATGTCGCAACATTGACGTTCTTGTTGAAGCGAGTTGCTTATTGCTATCAGTCGTTCTTTTTCTTGCTTGTTCATGTGCAGGCCTCCTATGACCTAATCGTCTTCGAGTAGCTGTCTTGCTATTCGAAGTTTCTCGGCAGCTCCCGCTGATTCGAGAAGACCGATAGTAGTAGATGTGACCTGCTCAGGCGGGCATATCGTGAAAAACTTTTGTTCGGTCGTCACATAGTTCTGGATCGTGGCGACCAGCACATAGGCGGTGCAAACATTGTCGGCGTCAACCTGTGACTCGATGAAGTATTTGATGCGGTCATCAATCGGGTCTTCGCTCTCATTCATCGTCGTCCTCCAGTTTTTCGCCGCATACAGGTTTGCGTGGCAGGATGCGGTCAGGTAGGCAGGCACAAAGTCGGGCTTCCATTATCGTTCCGCCACGGTGCGTGGGAACGGCAGGTCGTTGTAGGCCTGGTTGAGTAGGCCGAGGTATCCGAGTGCGTCAGCGAGCGAATCGTGATGCAAACGGTTCTTGTCAAGGTTGGTGCGTAGTCGAGCCATCTTGACCGACACCATGAAGAGGAGTGCGTCGGAGAGGCTGAGTCGGATGCCGGTTAAGCCTTCGAAAATGTGGATGACTTTGCTGTAGTCGTCTACGACATTGCCGTAGGTGTCGTTCCGTGGTCCTGTCACCAACTGATGTGCTTCGAGCAGGATGTCTGCTCCGACTGATTCAGTTTTCATTGTGTCTCCTTGCAGATTTCGTATTTGGATTGGCTGAATGCCAATACTCGGCCATTGGGTTCGATGCCGATCCAGGTTGGTGCGTCTGGGTCACAGAGGCATCCTGCGATGCGGCGTGTGTCAAGTCGGACTTCACCGTCGCACAGTTGGCAGACGATGTATGTATCGAGTCCGATCGTGATCACAGTTCGATGCCTTGTTGGATGTGGACGCGGAGTCGGTCTAGTTGTCCGCCGAGTGATTTGATTCGGTCACGACACGCTTCAAGTTCTTGATGTAGTGATTCGGCCGCATCGACGGCGTTGTCTCGTTGTTCGGTCATGTGTTCGAGTGCGACCGAGAGTTCTGCGACACGGGTTTGCAACTCGATTATTTCTTGACTCATTGCGAATGTATCGCCGGTCATTTCTTGCTCCTTCTGTCTAGTTCTTGTTTGAGTGCTGCTATTACTTCGAAGAGTCGATCTTGTTCACCGACACCGACGAATTGTCTTTCAAGGAACGCGATTGCGTCTTGTATATCTTTCTTAGTCATCTTGACCTCCGCTGGTTGGAACAAGAACCTTACTCTGCGTGTCCCTAGTGACGCAAAGTAAGGTTCCAGTCCTATTGCTTATCTACCAGCGGTCGTCTGTGGCGACCTTCTCAACCTTGGCTGCAAACAGTTTCGGTGCGTTGAAGCCTGCCTTCTTCTCTCCGTCGCCTGAGTATTTGACCGAGATTCGATTGCCGGTCAACTCTGTGACTGATGCTTGCTTCGCGGCCTCTCTTATCGCCGTGATCATCGCGCCACGCGCCCACAATGCTGAATCGCCATTGTTTTCTGTTTTGAGGTTGATGACATACACGAACTTTGGATCGCCGTTTGGCCATGTCTTGGCGACACCGGCTGGATCACGATCTTCCAATTTCTTGACGTCAAGGACGATGCCCGAGTGAACATCACCAATCTTCTCAAACTTCAAACTTGGCAGTTTGGGTCCGCCTCCTGCTAGGAGATCTTGTTCATCTGACATTATTTGCTCACTTTCTGTTTTTGGGAGTCCGTAGGAGTTCGTAAGAATCCGTAGGAGTCCGTTGATGTGTTCCACACGATGTCTTGTTCATCCCAACGTATGGCGCGACACAGGACAGCGAACTGTTCTGCACACGCCGCGTCAAGATGCCCTACGGCACCGCCTGCCGTTTTGAATAACACACCCTGAATCGAGTGGCAGAGACTCGTGATCAGGAGTTCGTCGCAGTTATCGGACATGATGAGGTCAACTAGACCTCGTCCTATCTGGTATCTGCGATGCGATTTGAGTTGATCTAGTGAGATCGAGTGACCGTATTCGTTGCATTCGGTCGCAATCTTTTTCAGCATTGCCCGCTGATGTGGACGGAGTGAGTCAAAGTCTGTTTGCAGTTGTAGTACACACGTTCGGTCTACGCCTGTGTCGTATGTTCGGCCTTCAAATGTGTCGGTCATTTCTTTGCCTTCTTGCGTGTCAGTTTCAACGCTGGGTCTGTCTCAAAGAATTGGACATCGTTCTCGGCTTCAAGCAAGCCGACAATCTTGATGAGTAGGTCTATCTGCTCGTTGTCGGCTTCACCGAGTTTCGGCACATCAACAGGCCAAAGTGACCGCAACATCTTCTGTGCCTTCTCTGGTAGGTGTTTGATTCGTGCTGTCATCCAGTCACGGCGTTTGTCAAGGCTCGGTTCTAGTTGAATGATCTTGGCTGATTCGAATCGTTCGTGTAGGTCGTTACGTTTACGCCATGCGCGGACATCAAGCGCAAGTTTCAATCCTTCACGACCAGCATTCAGGTCTACCCAATAGAGGTCGCAGCGTCCTTCGCCTGCTGGTAGATGGAACACGATTGCTTTGTCTTTTTCAATCATTGGCAGGCTGGTGCGTTCGGCGGTCTGATAGTTGTAGATGTGTTGAGCGTCGGCGTAGGCAGCCAACTGGATGGAGATTGCCCGCCACGAGTAGGTGAGATCGGTGCCAGTCTTCAGGTCGGCGATGTACATTCGGCCATTGACTTCTACGATGCGGTCTAGTGTGCCGGCATACTCTGAGTCGTCGTTAATCACTACCGACTCGATGTAGTTCGGCATGATGTGAACACCGTACTTTTGCAAAGTTGAAACATAGGCATCAAGGTCGGCTTGCAAGCCTGGAAGGATTGCTGGTTTCTTGCCGAGGTCAATTAATTCGGTTAGTGAATGAAGTGCCGTACCGAGGTTCGCTCGATGACTGCCACCACCTGCGGTGATTGCTTCTTCAGCAATTTTGTTGAGCGCATTCTTGTCATCAAGTTTTGTTGATGCTTGCGCAAGCAGGTCGGAGCGTTGAATGAGTCCTGTGATGACCATTCGGTTCGCCCAAGATTTAAGTGCAGCTTCATCATCTGGTGCTTTCGCGATGGTAGTGACTCGCGTGTAGCCGCGTTGTTTGCCGTCTGGTGTTGTGACGAGGTATCGACCCCACCGATCTTTCGGTGCTTCTTGTCGTGTTTCTTCAAGCATGTGCAGGCTCCTTGTTTTCTTGGGAATCTATGTCAGTATTGACTATATCGGATCGGTGTTCGCTGAAGCGGGATTATCGGGAATGTTTTTGTAGGCGTTCCAAAGTTTAAGAAACTCGGTCATTGTCATGATCGCATACCAGTTGTCCACTTCGACTGCGCCTTGTTTCTTTACTGCGCAAACACCGTGATTGGTGCCACGGTTCTTCTGCTCAACTTCTAGTTCTTTCAACCAGCATCCGATGTCGTGTCGGCGTTGGTCTTTGACTTCTACGGTTAGATCTTCAACGCCGTCTATGTCGCCGCGGTCATCTGTCCAACCT